TGGAACAGCAGGCCCAGCAACAACAGCAACAACAAATGCAGGGACCACCTCAAGGTATGCCACCACAGGGACCGCCGCAACAAGGAGGAGGTCAGATGCCTCCACAGTTACAGGAGCAGTTAGCACAGCAAGAGCAGGCCGCAATGCAAAGGATGCAGGGTGGTCCTGAAGCTGGTCAAATAAGGAGACAACAATTGGAGGAAAATGCCCCAGGATGATATACTTAGGATGTTACCGCAGTCACCAGGGTGGGTTTTATACAGAGAAATGATAGAAGAACGTATAAATAGTTCCTTTGAGATAATTAAATCAAAACAATTAGTTGACCAGGATTCCATAGCAAGGCATAATGTTGCTATAGGTAAAATACAAGCATGGCAAGAAATGCTTGATATAGTTGATGCTTAGTAGTATAAGTTAATAAAGACCTCCACACCTGTCCAAGGAAGGGGTGTTATTTTAGTAAACCAATCCACACAAGTGGGACATTGGAAGGAGTTGTATGTCAGAAGAGGTGTTAGCAGAGGAAGAAGTAGAAGAAGAAACTGAATCCTCTGATGAGGAACTTTGGGAAGAAGAGGAAGAATCTGAAGGAGATTCTGAAAAAACTGAGGGTACACCTGAAGAGGAGCCTGAAGAAGTAGCAGATGAGACTGAAGAAGAGGAACCTCAAGAACCAGAGCATGACTATGAAACCCGTTACAAGGACTTGGAACGTGAGTTTCATAAAAGGAATGAAGAATCTGCTAGGTTGCGTGAAGACTTTCAGGAGTTAAGGCTCAGGAATGTAGAACAGCAACAAGTACTAGAAAGAGTTCAGAAGGCTGTTCCTGAAACAAGGGAACAACCACCAGATCCAAGAGATCCTGATTCTTTTTTTAGTGATACAGATAAGCAGACGATGGATGAGTTCAGTGAACTCTCCTCTACGTTCCGTAAAATGATTCAGCATGAAATGGCTAAGACTGGGATGCCCCAGAAACAGGCTGAAGCTGAAGCACAACAACGGATAGCACAGTTAGAGCAGAGTCAGAAAGAACAAACCTATCAGAATTTTCTTCAGTACCATGAAAACTACATGCTCACAAATGTAGGTGAAGATTACAGGGATATAGATAAGGATACAGATTTTCAAGATTTTGTTTTAGCAAGTCCTGCGATGACAAAGATGATGACTGAATCCACTGATCCCATAGATCATGCATCTGTAATGCAGATGTTTTTAAACACCAATGATGGAAGAGCCACATGGCGACCACCCAAAGAACCAATACAAGACACAAAGCGACAGTCAAGGAGAACCGCAGCAAGTGGACTCTTGGGCAATTCCGCACCAGTGAAGAGTAAGAATACCGACAATATGTCGGACGAAGAATTATGGGAGGCGACTCCCGAATAACTATAAATTAGGAGTTTTATTATGGCCGCTTATGGTGGAACTGGAGCAGTATCTGGACAGGCGTATGGTGATCTGAGCAAAAATGATGCCTTTACCATTCAGAAAAAAATGCTGCCGATTGCAAAACGTCTTCTGACTTTTGCTAAATTTGCTCAAAAAGAAACGAAACCCCAGAAGCAGGGATTAGAGATTAGGCACCGTAGGTATGAGCGTTTTCCGATTGCGGATACGCCCATCGCAGAAGGTGTAACACCTGATTTCACGAGTCTTGAGCATACAACCTTGATGCACACGCTCAAGCAGTATGGCTCATACGTGAATACTACAGATGTTATGTTGGCTGCCTCTACCGATCCTGTTTTAAAGGTAGTAACGGAAAGACAAGCCCAGCAGGCTGGTGAGACAATTGACTTTTTGTCTTACAAGGTCTTCCGTGCAGGAACTCAGGCAAAGTATGTTGGAACCAGTGCATCAGCACGTTCTGATGTGGATTTCCATATTGGAAACAAAGCTCCCACTTTAGGGACTCCTGGAGCTAATACTCCTACTACTGCCGCACTGCAGACTGCAATCCGTGCATTGGAAAGTAATGATGCAGTTAAATTACGTAACAAACTGAAGGCATCAGTTGGAATTGCAACTGAGCCGATCCGTGAATCATATATCGGGATCTGTCATCCTGACCTTCGCCAAGATATCCAGGAATTACCAGGATTTGTATCTGTAGAGAAATACTCAGAGCAAGGTGATGCCATTGAAGGAGAGATTGGAAGTTGTGAGGGTATTCGATTCATTACTACAACCCAGGCAACTCCTTTCAAGGATGCAGGTGACACGACTGGCGTAGCCAATTGTGTGTCAACATCAGCAGCTAATGCTGATGTTTATCCAGTAATTATCCTTGCACAGGATGCCATCGGTTGTGCAACACTTGGTGGAATGGATAGTCTCCGTTCCAAAGTGGTTATGCCTAAGCCTGGACCTGGAGATCCTTTAGGTCAAAGGGGTACAGTGGCTTGGGATACTTTCTACTCTTGCATCATCCTACAAGACCTTTGGATGTATAGACTGGAAGTTGCCTGTACCAAGCTGTCATAATTAGACAGTAGTTAATCAGCCCCTCTAATGGAGGGGCTTACTTTAAATTTTAAATAAGAGTTAGAATTATGGATTCTATAAAAACTAATATAGTCAATGCTCCGCAAATGAGTAAAGTTGACACAGTTAATTTTGCAGACGGTCAAACATGGTCAGCGGCAACATATCAGCGTGTTCTTTTTATTCCAGAAAAGGCTCGTATTTGTGGTTATGCTGTCATAGTTAGTGATGCGGTAACGACTACTTCAGGTGCTAATACATTTGAGATTGGTCATGCTTTAGGTACATTACAGACTGATGCCGCTATGGTAAACGTAGCAGCAGCAGCCGATCCTAATGCTTACTGTCTTGCAGTCAACCTAGAAGCAGCCGGATATACGACTCCATCACGGGGTACAGTAGATGCCGCTGTAACATCAGGTGTTGAAATTATGGGAATGCCTCCCACAATGACAAGTTCTGCAACATATACCTATGCACCAAGCACTACTGCTTCTTGGTCAGACTCAGGAGAAAAAGTTGTTCCAGTAGTTGGAACAATGGTTCTTGGTGATGCTCAGACAGCAGGAGTATTTCATTGGTGGGTTGAGTATGTCTTTGATGCTAACATCGTCTGGACACAGGCTGCCCTCGCTTAATAGCATTATTCAGTAGCTGGAGGTAGAAAACTGCCTCCAGTATTTTAAACTCGGAGACAAGGAGAACTATGTCTGTAGCAGGAGGATTGCTTCAAAGTGAGCAATTACCAAAACAAAAAAGACACTCATCTTATGTAGCTGCTGGTGAAGGTAAGTTTGTGGTCATGCCTAATGGTATGAAGATGGCCGCAGAGTGGAAAAAGGGAGATCCAGTACCAGAAGGTTTTGCTGTAATCAATATAGATTATGGGCATAACAATACAGAGATGGGACCAGTTCCAGTAACGCACGGTGATTGGACTCTTGTAATACCAAGGGGCACCAATAGGATTGTGCCGATGCAACATATGAACATACTGAATGATGCTGTTACTACTGAATACTTTCAACGTGACTTGTCACAGTCTTTATCTTCCAGAAGTAACAGGCGTTTTAATTTTAATGTAATTAAATGGCCTAAAACTGGTAGGAAAGCAGGTCCAGAATTTGATATGGATTCTGAACCAATAACAAAAGAGTCCGTAGAGGCTTCAAAAGAGCGTCATGAGGTTATTGACCTTGACCAGGATTAATGAACCGAAAAGAAATCAGGGAGCGAGTTGAAACACTATTACAAGACCCAGCGAATAGACATTGGACAGACAGTGAAATAAATTCATACATCAATGATGCTCTAAATGAGTTTACAAGGATTGTCCGATACCCACAGGTAGAAGGGTATGCAACCAATGGCTCCTCCACTACTAATCTTGGAGAGGCAACTAAGACTGGTACAATTGCAGTAGATGGCAAAACTGCTACCATTACATTCAATCCTGCACACGGCTATTCAGACGGTGATGCAATAAATGTAACTTCTGGTGCTCCAGATGAGTATCTTGGTACATTCATTGTACGTGTTCCTTCCGTTACAACAATCTCCTATAAAGTAGGGATAGGGTCTTCCATAACAGATAGTTCTGTCTCAGTGTTCCGCATTGGACCGAACTATACCATTCCTTCCACTATTGCAGAAATCACTTCTGTCTCATTAGAGGGAAGGGAGCTTTCTATATATACCGAATCAGAACTTAATGCTGCTGCATCCTCACGAGGGTATAGGCACTTTATGCTAGAGTCATCAATGGGGTTTCATCCAAATGCCTTTTCTACAGCAGTAGTAAGCGTGGATAACACACCACGGTGGCGTGAGCAGAATGGGTCTATTGAGGGAATAATATTTAATAATAGGACAGCAGGTTCCTTTAGGGTCTTTCCACTCCCAAAGGAAACAAAGGATCTGTATGAAGATAAGGATGCAAGAACTAAAGTCTTTCAACGTCTAAAAGTTAGAGGAGTCCCAAAGGATAATTCTTTATCAACAGATAGCACATCACCACAAGTTAATGTATACTGGCATGAGAGCCTTGTTTGGGGTGCTCTTGAGAGGGCATACCTAAAGGAGTCACAACAACGTAATACAGAGAAGTCAGGATTTTACAGACAAAAGTTTTTAGATAATGCTGGTCAAGCAAGTACAATGGAGGGAATGACATCTGGTTCACTATCAGAGGGTCGTAATCAGTCAGGGTTTAGAGTTAATAGATATTTGTGAATAAACAAAAAGGATTAATGCATGA